GAAGGAACGTTCTCCATACCCTTTAGCTTGTCCATTATCTTTTTGAATGGCTTTTTGAAAAGCTTTAGGAGTTCTTTATTTAATTTATTTTCCTCGTCTATTATTGCCTTTGGGATTTTCTTGAATGCCTGCAAGGATCTTCTGAAATGCTCTATTTCTATCATCATCTTTAGGATAACGTTTTCTAACATCTTCTATAAACACCTCAACTAATTTAGATTTTAAACCATCCAGCATGGAAGCAATATCATATTCGGGAATAAAACCGCCTGCGTCAATAGGGACTCCGTTCATGTAGTGCATATCCATAGCGGGGTTATCTTCTGTTTGAACTAATTTATATCTATTACCTATATGAGCTATCCCTTGATTCGGAGTCATCATTCCAGAAATTATTAATTTAACACATCTGTCTATTTCCAAATCCTCATCTCTGGTATCAATGGAAACTAATTCCCACTTCCAATCAGTTATTCCCAAAGTCGGGAATACATAGAAGTTTACAAATTCCTCATATATCTTCTGCTTTGGAATGATGACTGAATCATTATAAATGATGGTGCTTTCCTGCCCTAAATTACCGGATAACTGGCCGGTTTCAAATATCCCTAAACGGTAAGGCGGTACACCATGAGCAGTAATAACCTCGTCTCTATTATCTACTCTATACATCCTGAAGGAAGCTTCTTTTATATCTGCTGATATAGCCTTTAATTCGACTTTAACTTCGCCCATTGAATTGTCTTTTTTGGGTACAGTTAAGATCATAACACTCTGGGGATTCTTTGCCAGTTCTTTGAATTTAGATTCTATAGCAGTCTCAAGCGGGGTCTTCTTTGTTTCGGGGTCTTCTTCTCCGGGGTCAAAATCTCCTGTAATATAAACAAGATATGCGGGTATGCCATAATTAGAGAAGAATGAAATATTGTAATCACGTCTTGAAATATCCCCTGTTATTGCTCCGATAGCCGGTACGATATCAGATATTCCGTAAAAGGTACTTCGAGGGAAGTAGTTTATCATCCAGAATATTTCAGTTCCTCTTTTTAAACTGTCAAGCGAATTTGGTTCTTTCTCATCTCCTGTACTTTTATCAATATCCTTATCATATCCAAAATCCCTAAACCATACTTTATTATTATTCCATTTCTGGCAGTATTTATTACCGCTTTCATGGACTCTTAAAGTATAAGCAGGCAAGTGGTTTATCAGTTGAACCTCACCGTCAAAGCTATTTGCTTCTCTTACCACTTCCACCCCTGCATACCCGGCCGCTTCCATGTCCATTTGTGCCCTTCTAAAAGTTTCTTCGATAGTGGTATCCTGTTTATTAAAAAACTCTTCTACTTTGGTTTTCTGCTCCTCTGAAGGATTATCTTTTTCAGCGACTAGCTCCCAACCTTTGCCGGCAATATCCAACGACTTCTGTTTACAGGCTCTCATGTGATAGGTATTTAGCTCCAGTAATTTAGACATAATCAGAGGCTCATATAAAGGCTCGACTAATCTATTCTCTTTGTATTCTTTGGCAAATACGCTCTTCTCCAACTGTTGACTTTTTGCGTCATTCTGGTATTGCTTCAAAACATCGAGTCTGACTACTTTGTTAATATCCGTTACGATAGCAAATGGTTTCATTGCCATAATATATCAACTCCTTCCTTATATATATTTCACTTTATTTTTTCCCTGTGTTTCTACCTTGCCCTGTTCCTCTGGTAGTTCCACATCCGCCACGTCCTCTATTTGTTCTATTTCCGCCACCGCTGCTATCTTTTTTCGGTATTCCTTTAGCCATTATTATTCATCTCCTTCCTGTTTATTTTAAAGTATTCATTTCTCTTTGCCAACTACACAATAAGCTACCGCTATAATTATTTTCAGTCTGGGGAAAAACCTTTTGTGAATCTTCCACTTATCGGCTATTTTCACCAGAGCTTCTTTTTGAGATAGCTTGTTGGTAAAATGTACTTTTAAGTCTTGATTAATTTTTTGGTATAGTTCGTATTCTAACATGGTTCTCTCCTAAAATAATAATTCCGGTATTTTACTTATTCTCTTATTCGCCATATCAATATATTCCTGCTTTAGTTCAATGCCTAAATATCTCCTATTTAATTCCTTACAAGCGACTGCGGTTGTGCCTGAACCAAGGAAAGGGTCAAGAACAATGTCATTTTTATTAGAATGTATTTCTATTAAATGTTTTATTAAAGTGATAGGTTTTTCTGTAGGGTGGTCAGTTACTCCATAGCAAGATTTATTAGATGTTTCAAAAAAATTATGCATATCTTTTTGATATCCAAAATTAAAAGTCCATCTATTGTTGCCCTTGCTACCAATCCATATAAACTCACAAGCCGAAAGATAATTTACTTTCCTAAAACTCGGCACAGGATTTGTTTTATGCCAACTAATTATAGTCCTCGTTCTTATTCCCCACTCTTTTGATAGCCATCCCAATAAACTTATATCTTCTTTATTGAAAAATGATATAATTGTCCCACCGTCTTTTAATTTCAGACAAGATAACTCTAACCATTCAGAAGTAAAATCTATAAAATCTTTTCTTTCCATATTATCCCATTCTCCAAAATCATACTTCAATGGAGATTCCCTTCGCATTATTGGAGAGTTTAATTTACTTCTATCTCTATTGTCATTTAATTTAGATATATTATATGGTGGGTCTGTTAATACTAAATCTACTGACTCATCTGGTAAAGTCTTTAATACTGTTAAACTATCCCCTTGAATTATTTGGTTATATTCCATAGTTCTCCTTCATCTAATAATTTCCTTCCCGCATTGCCAGCAGAAAACTTGACCTTGATAATCTAAAAATATATAAATATCAGCTCCACAAAATGGACAATTAATTACTTCACTATTCACTGCTGTTCTTGTCTGTATAAATTCATCTTCGGGCATTTTATAACCGGTAGTTGTAGAATCCATAATTCACCTCCTAACGGACTCGTATTTCCGCTCGTTCTCTTGTAGAACATTGCGGTATATAACTCACGCAATCGACCATATCGTCATATTCCCCATCATTAAATAAAGCCAACTCATCTTCAAAATCCTTTAATATAGGCATGGCATTATTGTGATATACTTTCCCGGTTTCATATTTAGCACTCATGGGCATGGCTCTGGTAACTTTATCCTTTTGAGCCTGCAATGGCCTGACCGCTACATCAACAAAGACATTCGCTTCTTCAATTAAAGCCTTTTGAAATTGAACGCTTTCTATCCCTGTCCAGCGAATTCCTACATCTTTCCATTTATAATGATTCTGCTTTACCTGAACCTTTTGTTCGTTCCAGCTAAACCTACCTCTCATAACATCAATAATGTATATATTACCCAAAGGGCTTGTCCCGTATGTAAGAATAACAAAGTAATGAGCTGATTCACTTTGAGAAAGAGCCAGATCGCAAGTCTGATAAACTGCCAAATCCTTATAATTAAATCTATACCCATCGCTATCCCTGTAATCACCTTGCGGGGTCTTATAAAAATATTTGAACCATTCCCTATGGAATATCTTACCTTGTGCCATTAACTTTGTATCGTTCTGGTATTGTGCATTAAACCGGATAGAACCCATCCGCTCTTTTTTCTTTAATAACTTTTCCGCCGGCCATAATTCAGGCCACATTGATTCTCCGTTATCCAGTATTGCTTTATGCGATTTAGCGTTAGTCTTTATACCCTTTGCTAGTAGCCTTCCATAATAATCGTCTTGATGGTACCTCGTACCGTTGAACCTTATTTTCCCGCCTGACCTTAACATCGGTATTAATGATGTTCCTACCCAATCTTCTAATTTATCTCTTCTGGTCTTTATTCTGCTGTTTTCAAAGTCCACCATGTCATCAGCTATTATTTTATCAAAGTCGGCTCCGGTCCCGCCACCATAACCAAAGGCCATAATAGAAGCTCCTTTTTTAATATCCTTCGCTCCTATTATTTTAAGCTCATTGTCTTTCCAAATATCTCCGGGCAAAAGATGAGGGTATATAGTAGTCAATAATTTATTCTTTTCAAGGTGCAATTTTGTTTCGGATATGAAATACTTAGCCTGCGGTCCGGTATCCGATACCTGGCCAATCTGCATGTTGGGATTTTGTATTAAATCCCATATCGAACCTAGAACCCCTCTTACGGTTGTTTTCGCAAATTCTCTTGGACCAAGACATAAATTTTCTTCTTCATCTGATATAAAACTATT